TCAGTTGCGGCGCTGCCTCCCACGAGGCCCGGGATTGCTGTGGGCCGTGAAGAGCGGCCCCGCCGGGGTTCCCCAAGGCACGATCACTGAGCTGGCGATGTCTGCATGCGAATAGCCAGTAGATCGGTTCAGGTGGAGCACGGTGGCGCCAAGCTTCGGCTCTTCTGCCTCACGGACCTGCCGTCTGCCCCACACCACCTGCGGCTCCGCTTTTGCATCAGGCGTGAACTCGTACTTGACGTGATCAAAGACCAGCAACCCATCGATCAGCGGCTCGCCTTCCTGGATGGGGTGCAGGATGCAAGCGAAGGCGATGGGGCGCTCTTCCCACCAGGCGAAGCGGAACAGCTCGGAAGGCTGCCAGCCGGATGCGAAGCGTTCATTGAACGGCTTCGTAAACGCCCAGACCCGGATCAGGCTGCCTCGGACGCCGTAGTACGCCGCGAACTGATCCATGGCGATGCGGATCGCATCCATGATCTCTGGGTCAAGGACGTTGACGCCGCGGATCTTGCGCCCAACTCGGTTCAAGCAGCCGTTGTGTTCAATCGCCAGGCGTTCCACCTGACTCCATGACCCGGTGGATGGCGTGGCAACACTGGAGCCCTGCAACCTCTGGATCCCGTACAGGTACTCCTGAACAAGGGCTTGGAAGAACTTCCTCGTCGACCTGCTCTTGCCGGGCAGATCCGTGATCCAGTCCGGTCCGTCGTTCGTACGGCGTCTGAACAGAGCCATGTCCCACCCCCCTGGAGCACGTCGCCCGATTATGGCAGGCCACAGACCGGCTTGTTCCCTCTCCTTCGCTCGACTCTGGAGGCCCGCATGCTCGTCCAGCGATTGGCTGCCGTCGCCTGCCTTGCCGCCGGAGTCGGCGTCCTGGCCGGGCCTGGCTGGGCGCTGTTCGCGCTCGGAGTCCTGCTGTGGGGCAGCGGGCCACGCGCACGCTCGGAGGCCGCACAGCCGCCCCTCGACGCCGCTGTTACGCGGGCCCGCGAGATAGCCAAGCGGCTGCGCGGCAGCGCCGTACAGGCGGCGCAGAAGCCGCGCCAGACGACGGCGGTCGCGTCCATGGCGGCGGGCATCGCCGGAGTCCCGGCCGGCGTGCTGCTCACGGTCGGCGCCGGCGCCGCGGTAGCAACGGCGGGCGGCCTGCTCATCGGTCTGGGGATCCTCACCGGCTGGAACGCGTGACGTGGGCTGGCTGAGCGGCCCGCCCGCGCAGAAGCTGGTGGGAGGCGATGCGTTCGGGCCCGGCCTCGACCTCGGGCTGAACAACCCGGTCTATCCCGAGCCGTCGTTCATGTCCTTCGCCAGCCAGGCGTTCGGCCGCAACGAGCTCGTCTACGCCTGCATCATGATGAAGGCGACCTCGCTGCCGGAGGCGCCGCTGCGGGTGTTCGGGCCGGACGGGCTCGGCGAGCCGCGCGAGAACCATCCGCTACGGGAGCTGATCGCCAACCCGAACCCGCTGCTGACCGAGTTCGAACTGCTGGAGCTCACGGTCGTCCACATGGACCTGGCGGGGATCGCCTTCTGGGAGATCGTCCGCGACCGGGCGGGCAGGCCTGTCCAGCTGTGGCCGCTGCGCCCGGACCTGGTGCGGCTGATCCGGCAGCGGGACGGCCGCACCCGCTACGGCTACGTCCTGGGCGGCAGCATCGTCGACCTCGGCACCGACGTGCTCGCCTTCAAGTACCCCAACCCGGTGGACCCGCTGGTGGGGCAGCCGCCGCTGCGCCCGGCGCTGCGGGCGGTGGCGCTCGACAACGAGGCCACCGACTTCGTCAAGGCGCTGCTCCAGAACCGGGCCGTCCCGGGCGTGGTCATCACCACCCAGCGCAAGGTCGACCAGGACATCAGCGACCGGCTCGCCACCAAGTGGAAAGAGAAGTTCGGCGGCACACGGCGCGGCGAACCCGCCGTGCTCCAGACCGGCATGGACGTCAAGGTCCTCGGCCTCGACCTCCAGGCGCTGGAGTTCCCGGACCTGCGCACGATCTCCGAGTCGCGGATCTGCATGGCGTTCGGGGTGCCGCCGATCCTGGTCGGCGCGAAGGTCGGCCTCGACCGGTCGACGTTCTCCAACGCGGCGGAGGCGCGCCGTTCGTTCTGGGAGGAGACGATCCTTCCACTGCAGCGGCGCATCGGAGACGTCATCGTGCGGCGCCTGCTGCCGGAGGTGAATGACTCCCAGTTCGTGCTGCCGCGCCGGGTCGTGGTCAAGTTCGACAACTCCGGCGTCCTCGCGCTCAAGGAGTCCGAGCAGGCCATCTGGGAGCGGGCACTGAACGCGCTGCGCGCCGGTGCGATCACCGTCAACACCTTCAACCAGGTGGTCGGCCTGCCTCAGGTGCCGGGCGGGGATGTGTACCTGCGGCCGGCCGGGGTCATCCCCACCCTCGCCGACGGCACTCCTACCGGCGGCGCCCCCCAACTGCCCGCCGGCGGCCAACCGGCCGACCAGACGGGCGACGCGGCGGCGGGCGGCGAGCCGGGCGAGACAGCGAGCCTTTCCGACGAGGAGCTGGCCCGGTTCATGATCCGGCACGCGCTGACCGCCCGGCGGTGAGCGGTGGCCGCGGTCCGGGCGAAGGTTCCGGCCTCTCACCTGACGGACGCCGAGAAGCAGCTTGCAGAGTTCTTCCGCACCCAGGGCGCGGCGGTCACCGCGAAGTGGCCGGAGCCGAAGTCCCGCAAGGGGATCGCGGACGTCTTCAGCCTGGCCCACTGGAACAAAATCCTCACCCCGGACCTGTTCAAGATCGTGCTTCGGGTGTCGGCTGTGGCTGCCGCGTCGGTCCTGGCCGGGCTGGACGAGGACCCCGCCGAATACGACGAGGCGCGCACGCACGCCTGGCTGCTGGCACATGCCTCGGCCGTGGCCGCTTCCGTGAACGGCCGCACCCGGCAGCACCTGCGCGACCTGCTCACCCACGGCTCCGGTCCGGACGACGTCCGCCAGCTGTTCGCCGGATTCGAGACGGGCCGGGCGCCGCAGATCGCCCGTACCGAGGTGACCGCGGCGACCGGCTTCGGCACCCGGGAGGCCGCCCACCAGGTGGGCATCGACCTGGTCAAGACCTGGAAGACCGGCCGCAATCCGCGTCAGTCCCACGCCCGCATGGACGGCCAGAGCCGCCCCATGGGCGAGCTGTTCTCCAACGGCGCCCGCTGGCCGGGCGACTCGCTCCTCGACGACAAAGAGCGCTCCAACTGCAACTGCTCCATGACCGTCGACCGGCCCACGTCCTGACTGCACGGGCAGAGAGGTGACCATGTCCATCCAGAGGCTCATCGTGCCCGCCGAGTGGAAGGCGGCCGACGACGGAGATGCGGGCAGCCTGGAGGGCTACCTGTCGACCTTCGGCAACACCGACCTCCAGGGCGACGTCATCGAGCCGGGCGCCTTCGCCAAGACCGTCAACCGGGTCAACAAGGAAGGCGTGCCGCTGCTGGCCGACCACAACGCCAGCGTGCGGGACGTGCTTGGCACCATCGTGCAAGCGTCCGAGGACTCCCACGGCCTGAAGATCAAGGCGAAGTTCGCGTCCGACCCGGACTCGCAGGCCATCCGGCAGAAGCTCCTCGACGGCCACCTCAAGGCCATGAGCATCGGCTACGAGCCGATGGAGTGGGGCTTCCGCGAAGAGGACGACGGCATGCGCGTGCGCGTGCTGAAGGAGGTCAAGCTGTGGGAGGGCTCCGTCGTCGTCTTCCCCGCCAACACCCAGGCCCTCGTGACCACGGTCAAGGCCGCCGTCCGTTCCACCATCGACACCGTCATCGCCGGAGCCGTCGCCAACGGCGGCGACGAGCACGCCATCAAGGCCGCGCTCGCCGCCTACCTCACCGGCGAGGAAGAGACTGCCCCAGCTCGGGACGGCGGGACGGACGACGCCCCGGCCGGGGACGGTGACGGGGCGGCCAAAGCCGACACCGACCCCGAAGCTGTGAAACTGAAGATGTACCGGGCGGACGCCGTCTTGCGAGGCGACGACCCGGACGCAGTCCTCGACCCCGTCGCCTACGCGGGCGTGGAAGCCCGCCTGGACGGCATCGACGAATGGCTCAAGGTCCGCACTCGCGAGGCCGAGCTGAGCAACGAGCGGGCGAGGATCCGCACCCGCGAAGCCGAGCTGACCGACGAGATCAGCAAGCTGCGCGCCTAGCCCGAGCCCGCCCCACTCTGGCGCACGCGACGAGCCAGCGCCCCGCCGACGACGCGACAAGCAGTCGGTTCCCGGAGATCCGCACAGCCTGCGACGAGCAACCGTGCCTGGCCTCCGGTCATCCACCGACAGATCAGCCCCGCCACCGTGCGGGGCTTTCGCATGCCAGGAGACAAGCATGGGTGCACACCCGCTCCTTGTGCGGGCCGCGCAGTGCGTCGAGGCGGCTCGCGCACTCAACGACGAATTCCCCGAAAAGGGGAAGATGCCCGCCGAGGTCAAGCACAAGATGGACCTCCTCCTTAACGAGGCGTCCGAGTGCAAGGCGCAGTTCGAGCGCGAGCAGCGCCTCGACGGCCTGGACGACTTCCTGAAGGCCCCGGTCCTCAAGCACGACATGGGCGGCGCGTCGGAAGCCGGCGGCAAGCCGGTCGCCGAGATCGGCGGCGTCTACACCTCCGACAAGGAGCGTCAGCAGAAGGCCAACCGGGCGTTCTTCGAGTTCGTCCGCAAGGGCCACAACATGGCCCCCGAGGTCAAGGCGGACCTCGTTGAGGACGCCAGCGGCATGGTGCTCATCCCGCACGACTTCGCGGGCACCATCGTCAAGGACATCCCGCGCCGGGCCGTGATGCGGAACCTGGCGACCGTCCGGCCCACGTCCCGCAACAAGGTGGACGTCGGCTCGGTCACCATCGCCGCGGCGGGCTGGGGGAAGATGGAGACCGGCACCGTGCCCAGCGACGGTCTGGGCGGCGCTCCGGGATTGGACGCCATCGAGGTGTTCGACCTCAACGCGCTGATCAAGCTCGGCCGGGACGAGCTGGAGGACTCCGACGAGGACCTGTCGGCCACGATCTCCGACGCCCTGTCGCTGAAGTTCGCCGAGCAGGAGGACGACGCGTTCGCCGCGGGCAACGGCACCACGCAGCCGCAGGGCCTCGCCGTGTCCACCGCCATCACCCAGGGCGTCGCGGCGGCGGCCGGGCAGACCGTCACCGGCGACGAACTGAAGTCGGTCATCTTCCAGCTCCCGTCGTGGGCCGACCGCAACGCGGCCTGGCTCGGCCACAAGAGCGCCGAGCTGAAGATCGCCCTGCTGAAGGACGCGAACGGCAACTACCTGTGGCAGCCGCGGGTCTCGGAGACCGAACCGGCGATGCTGATGGGCTACCCCTGGTACCGGCTCGACGGCCTGCCCGCCATCACCACCACGGCAGACGCGGGCGCGGGCACGGACAAGTCGGTGTTCTTCGGCGACGTCCGCGCCGGATACATGATCGCGGACCGGCGGCGGCTGACCGTGCAGCGTCTCGACGAGCTGTACGCCGCGCAGGGCAAGGTCGGCCTGCTGTTCACGATGCGCGTCGGCGGCGGCGTGATCCGGCCCAACGCCATGGCCTGGTACAAGCTCTGACCGACCCGCGGCAGGGGGCGGGTACGGGCCCGCCCCCTCGCCAGAGAGGACACCCACGATGCGTGTGCGCATGCTCGCCAACGTCGGCCTGATGGAGACGGGCCAGGAGTACGAACTGCCCGACGCCCAGGCCAAGGACTACATCCGGCTGGAGTACGCCGAAGCGGTCAAGCCGCCGCGCGCCCAGTCCGCCGAGGTGACGCCGTCCGGGCCCGAGGGCAAGCCGGGCACGGCCCGCCGCACGAAGGCGACCCAGGCACCCGCGAACAAGACCGCCAAGAAGGCTGCACCGTCCAAGCCCGAGCCGGCAGCCGGCCCCGGCGCGGGCGCTGAAGAGAGCGGCTGATCATGTCCCGCGCTGTGCCCATCGCGTCGGCCGCGACGGACGTCCAGGGGGTCGTGGGTCCGTGCACACTGGTGGGTCTCGCGGCCACCGGGGCAGCAGCGTCGGTTGTCCGGCTCCGGGACGGCACCACGGCCACGGATCCGGTGAAGGCGATCATCGGGGTCCCCGCCAACGGCACCGCATCCGAACGGCTACCCGCCGTCGAGTTCTCGACGGGAATCTTCGTCGACCGGGACGGCACCAACGCGGTCGAGCTCGTCCTCTACATCCTCTAAGGACTGATCATGGGATATGTGAAGTCGGACGGCACGTGGGTGCACGGCGACCCCATCGGCGCCGTCGGTGCCGTGCAGACCGGCGTGACCGGTGCCGGGAACACCGGCTCGGCCGAAGTAGGCGGGCGCGCCACGGCCAGGCTCACCCTCAACGTCACGGCCGCCACCGGAACCACACCGTCGCTGACGGTCAACGTCCAGACCTCGGCGGACAACGCCACCTGGGTGACGGTCGGCAGCTTCGCCGCGAAGACCGGCGTGTCGTCCGAAGCGAAGGCATTCGCGGGCCTCGACCGGTACATACGTGCGCAGTGGCCTGCGCCGACCGGGACCACACCGTCGTTCACCTTCAACATCAGCGGCGAACTGAACTGACGGAGGATGCCCGATGGGATACCTGAAGTCCGACGGCACCTGGGTGCACACCGAGAACACCGTCCCGGCGGTAGCGTCGGCGGCGCGCACTGCGAACGGCAACTCCGGCACCTCCACGGAGGCCGGTGCCCGGCACACGCTGCGGAACGTGCTGCTGGACGTGACCGCGGCATCCGGGACCGGCCCGACGCTGGATGTGCGCGTGGAGACCAGCCGGGACGGTGTCATCTGGTACACGGCGGGCACCTTCGGGCAGAAGACCGGCGTCAGCTCCGAGCGGAAGCCCTTCTCCGGCCTCGACCGCTACGTGCGGTTCGCCTGGACGATCGGCGGCACCACGCCGTCGTTCACCTTCTCCATCACCCCCGGCGAACTGGTCTGAGGTGAGTGGTGGCAGCGTTCGCGACCTCCGGGGACCTGGCCGCCTTCCTGGAGGACGACGGCCTGAACCTGGCGACCGCGGAGCTGGTTCTGACCGCGGTGTCGGACGAGATCCGCGACGCGCTCGGCTGGTCCGTCACCCAGCAGGCGGCCGTGGTCGAGACGGTGGACGGCCCCGGCACCGCGGACCTGCTCCTGCCGACCCTGCACCTGACCGCCGTGGCCTCCGTCGTGGAGGACGGCAAGACGCTCGCCTACCCGGCCGACTACCTCTGGTACGAGCGGGGCAAGCTCACCCGCATGTCCGGCGGCGAGCCCATCGCCTGGACGGGCAAGCGGCAGGGGGTCGTGATCACGCACACGCACGGCTACCCGGACGGTGCGGTGCCGGGCGTCTTCAGGACGGTCACGCTGGAGACCGCGGGACGGCTGGCCGGCAACCCGGGCGGGCTGCTGAAGAGCAGGACCGTCGGCCGGGTGGCGGTCGCCTACGCCGACGTACGGGCCGCCGCTGCCGGGGTGGGTGACGATCCGCGCCTGGACTTCTACCGGCTGCCGGAGGGGTTCTGATGGGGCGGCTGGGCCGGCACACGGCAACGATCCTGCGCGGGCGCGGCACAGATGGGTTCGGTGACCCGCTGGCCGGCGACCCCGACGAGTTCGAGGTCACCGGCACCAGCATGCAGCCCGCGTCCAGCATCGAGACCCTCGACGGCGGTGACCAAGTCGTCAGCCTGTGGGACTGGTTCGTGCCCCCGGGCACCGACGTGCGGGCCACGGATCAGGTGCGGTGGCGGGGCGCCGTGTACGACGTCGACGGCGACCCGCCGCCGATCGACGACGAGCGCGGCCGGCCGCACCACATCGAGGTCAGGCTGCGCCGGGTGACCGGCTGAGCGGAGGGGGTCAGCCGGTGGCCGACTTGCAGCCCTACCCCAACATCGAAGCGCTCTTGGTGGCCGGTCTGGGCGAGTTCGGTAGCTGCGGACAGACCTTCCCGCCGGCCGCCGAGCTGGCCGGGCAGCTGCCGTTCGTCCGCGTGCGGCGCCTCGGCGGCGGCGACGACCTGCGCACCGACAAGCCGCGTGTCGACGTCGAGGTGGCGGCCACAACCTATGCCGAGGCGATGCGGATCGCGCTCGCCGTACAGCAACGCCTCATCTCCGGCCCGCTGCTGGTGCCGGGTGTCGGCCTGATGGACCGGGCGCGCACCGAGATGGGCCCCAACGAGGTCACCGACGCCGACCCGCACACCCGGCACATAGTCGCCACGTACGAGTGCCACACGCGCCGTAGCGCGTAGCCCGCCCGCCCCTGTGCCCCGCCAGCTGCGGGGCTCTGCCCCGTATGGAGTCCCGCAGGAGAGGAGTCGGGCATGCCCGCCTGGAGCACGCTCCGGAAGCACCAGAACCGCCTGATCAGGAAGGCGCTGGAGGGCTCGACGTTCATCGCGCCCACCACCTCGTCCGCCATCAGTGCCCTGACCGGCACGGACAAGGCGCTGCTCGCCCTGCCCGCCGGGTACAACGACCTCGGCTGGATGTCGGACGACGGCCCCCAGTTCTCGTCCAACGTCGACACCAGCGAGGTCACCTCCTGGGGAGCGGTCGAGCCTACCCGCCGGGACATCGTCGCCGACGTCACCACCCTCGAAGTGCAGGTGCAGGAGACCAACAAGCAGACCATCGGCCTCTACACCGGCGTCGACATGACCGCGGTCATCCCGGACGCCACCTCCGGCGAGGTCGCGGTGACCAAGCCGGACCGGCCGCCGCTGCGCTTCTACCGGGTCCTCACGATCGGCATCGACCTCGACGACGCGGGCGAGATCTACATTGCCCGCTTCCTGCCCCGCGCGTCGGTCACGGACAAGGGCGACCAGGCGTTCACCAACAGCGACAACCCGATCGGCTGGCCGGTGACCCTGACCGCCTACCTGGACTCGACGCTCGGCTACTCGGAGCGCTTCTATTTCGGCGGCCCGGGCTGGTCGGCGCTGCTGACCGCGATGGGCTTCTGATCGCCGCGGCGGCTGCCCCTTGGGCGGGCGGCGGCCGTCGCGGTCCCATCGTTTCGGTCAGACCTGGTCCCAGTCGTCGGGCAGCGGACCCGGAGGACACCAGTTGGCCCCGTCCGTGCGCTTCAGGTAGGGCGCGGGAACGTGATCTGGCAGAGGCTTGTCGTCCATGAAGTACGCCAGAGAGATCAGCAGGTACTTGATGTAGTTCTCGATGTCACCGAACGCCCTGTTCATCATCGGGCTGTCGGTCTCGATGCCGCCGTAGGCAAGGTCGGAGGCCAGCGTCCCCAGGGCTCGGTACCGGCCCGCCAACTCCTGATCGCCCAGGCGCATCAGCGAGGTCCACATGGCGCGCTTGTAGTCGTCCAGGACCTCCCTGACCACTGCCCTCCGCTTCCCCATGGGGGTTGCCGTCTGTTCGCCCAGCGACCCGGCTTCTCGCAGCATCGGCAGCTGCGGAACGACCATGCGCAGAGCAGCGACTGGCTCCAGCAACTCGGCGGCAGCATTGCGGGCGATCGCTGCACGCTGCTCACGCTGGTCGAGGTCCCGTTGCTCGGCCGCAAACCTCTGCTGGACTTTCCGGTCCTCCTCAGCGATCTTGCTCTGCCGCTTGAGCGTCACCACTGCACCGCCCCAGGTGCCGACCCCGGCGGCGATGCCTGTGGCCAGAAGGGTCGCCAGGCTGTCGGCGCTCAGGAGATCGGAGAGGGTCTCACTCCAAGAAATCATGACGGTCATATTGTCCGTCTCGGTCGTTAACTCGCAAATCGAGCACGTGGCTTGCGAAGGAGGAGGGTCATGGAGCCTGTCGAGTACGTCGCGCCGGGCGGCGCCGTGCAGCTGGTCGAGGACCCGGCCACCATGTACCGGCTCCAGGCGGCCGGATGGCGGCCCCGCCCCGAGCTGGAGACCCTCGCCGGCGCCGACGACGAGGCCGCCCGCGAGCACCTGGAGCGCGCGACTGCCTACGAACGCCAGCAGCTGGCCGAGCAGGAGGTGCGGGAGGCCAGGTTCGCGCCCAGGCCCAAGGCCAAGGACGGCGACCCGGAGCGGGAGGCGAACAAGGAGAAGCCGCCCAAGCCCCGCACGCCGCGCCCCAAGGAGTAGCCCGCCCAAGGAGCCCGCCCATGCTCGACCTCGACACCCTCGAACGCGAGGGCACCCCCGGCCCGTTCACCGTCAAGCTCGGCGGCCGTCCCTGGAAGCTGGCCGACCCGCAGGACCTCGACTGGAAGCAGCTCGACCAGCTCGGCACCGTGTCGGCCGAGACCGACCTGCGCCTGCTCCTGGGTGAGCAGTTCCCCGAGTTCCGCAAGCTGTCCCTGCCCGGCTGGAAGTTCGAGAAGCTGATGGAAGCCTGGCGCGCCCACTACGGGCTGGGCAGTCCGGGGGAAGCCGACGGCTCGTCTACCTGATCCGCAGGTACGGCGGGCCGATCGAAGCCGATCTCGCCGCGTTCGGTTGGGACTTGGCCGCCCTGTGGCGCACGCGCCGCTGGCGGTTCCTCCTCAATCTGATCGACCACTTGCCGCGCACCTCTCACTTCGTGGCTGCCATGGCCGATGACGACGAGCTCGCCGAGCAGCTGCCCGAGCCAGAGGGCGACACCCACCCGTCGCTGATCGAATACTCGCCGGTGGTCGAGCGCCTGGACCTCGTCGTCGACCGGCTCGGCGAAGTCTTCACCGCGGTCGTCAATGGCTACGCCAAGAAGAAGCAGAAGCCGCCCCGCGCGCAGCGCCGCCCCCAGACCGCCCGCGACCGGGCCAGGCTCAAGCGGCGCAAGATGCGGCACGCCCTCATCCTCGCGCGGCTCAAAGAGGCCGCCGACACCGGCCGGCCGACCATGGCCGACACGGTCGCCGACACCCGCTCCATGGCCGATGTGCCCCGCCGACGTGAGGAGTAGCTATGGCGCTCATCGAATTCCGGCTCGACACCGCGGGCATCGCCGAGGTGCTGAAGTCCGGTGAGTTCCGGGACCTGATCAACGGCAAGGCCGTCCAGGTCGCCGCCAATGTGCGCGCGAGCCTGCCCGAGAACGCGCCCGTCGAGTTCCGGCCCTACACCACCGACCGGCAGGCCGCCGCCGTCGTCGTCCGCCACCCGCGCGCCCGCCAGTGGGACGCCGAGCGCGGCCTCATGCGCCGCGCCGCCGAGTCCGCCGGCCTCGAATACAACCCGCGCGACTGATCCCCGCACCGAAGGAGCCCGCCCATGCCCGCCAGCCAGCCCCGCAAGCGCGCTGCGGCGAAACCAGCCGACAGCCAGCCCTTCGACTTCAACCTGGACGCTGTCCAGCCTGAGCAGGACCACCCGCCGTTCCGGGTCCACTGGGGCGGCAGGCGGTGGACGTTCATGCACCTCGCCGAGCTGGACGTGTGGGACGTGCTGGAGCTGGCCGACGCGGGTGACGTGGCCGCGATGGTGGGCGCGTTCCGGGCCGCGCTCGGCGAGCAGTGGGGGGACTTCCGGAAGATCCGTATGCCGCAGTACAAGCTGCGCAGGCTGTTCGACGCCTATCGCGAGCACTGCCGCATCGACGAGGACGGCAACCCGCTCGACGGCCAGTCCGAGGAGACCGCCGAGCCCGCTGCCTCCTGATCCGCCGCACCACCCGCGCCCCTTGACACCCGGACAGGAGGTGCGCGATGGCCAACCCCAGCGCCGGATACGCGGTCCTCCAGGTCATCCCCTCAGTCCGGGGGATCTCCGACGAGCTACGCCGCCAGCTGGTCGGCCCCGCCGGGGACGCTGGCGATCGCGCGGGCGCCGCTGCGGGCGAGGGTCTGAAGAGCAAGCTGAAGGCCGGGGCGGCTGCGGCAGGCATCGCCGCCGGGGCGATCCTCGTCAAGGGCATCGGCGAGGCGATCGACCAGGCCAACATCACGTCGACGCTCCAGGCGCAGCTGGGCACCTCGAACAAGGTGGCCGCCGCGCAGGGCAAGGTGGCGGGCAAGCTCTACAGCACGGGCGTCTCGGATTCCTTCCAGGGGGCCGCGGACGCCATCAAGGCCACTGTGCAGGCCGGTCTCGCCCCGCCCGGCACCACGAACAAGCAGCTGACGTCGATCGCCACCAAGGCCACCGACGTCGCGAACGTCTTCGGCCAGGACATGCCCGCCGTGGCGAACGTCGCCGCACAGGCGATCCGTACCGGCCTGGCCAAGAACTCCACCGAGGCGTTCGACCTGATCACCAAGGGCTTCCAGGGCGGCACGGACAAGGCCGGGGACTTCCTCGACACGATCAACGAGTACGGCACCCAGTTCCGCAAGGCCGGGCTGGACGGTGCCACCTCGGTTGGGCTCCTCAACCAGGCGATCGGGGCGGGCGCGCGAGACGCCGACATCGCCGCCGACGCGATCAAGGAATTTTCGATCCGTGCCGTGGACGGGTCGAAGACTACGTCGGACGGCTTCAAGCTGCTCGGCCTCAACGCCGACGACATGGCTGCCAAGTTCGGTAAGGGCGGCAAGAACGCCACCGCGGCCCTCGACACCACCCTCGACCGGCTGCGGAACATCAAGGACCCGGTCAAGCAGTCCCAGGCCGCCGTTGCCCTGTTCGGCACCCAGGCCGAGGACCTTGGAGCCGCGCTGTTCGCCATGGACCCGTCGTCCGCGGCGAAGAAGCTCGGCGACTTCGCAGGGTCCACGAAGCGCATGGGCGACACGCTGCGCTCCGGGCCGTCGTACGAGATCCAGAAGTTCACCCGCGCCCTGAAGCAGGGGTTCGTCGACTTCCTCGGCGGGAAGGTCCTGCCGATCATCACGCAGGCCGGGCAGTTCTTCAACACCTACCTGCTGCCCCCGATCAGCACGGTCGCGTCGGTGATGGCAGCCGTTCTCGTGCCCGCTCTGGGCGGGCTCTTCAAGGCGGGCCGCGGGGTCGTGAACTGGCTGCGGGACATGGGCACCTGGCTGATCCCCATCGCGATCGCCGTGGGCGGGCTGGCCCTGGCCATGTCGACGTCGGCGATCGCGGCCGGTGCTCAGGCGCTCGCCATCGGCGCGGTGACCGTCGCCATGCGCGTCGCCCGGGGGATCTCCCTGGCTTTCGCCGCGGCGCAGGCGGTCGTCAACGCGGTGATGGCCGCCAACCCGATCATCCTGGTCATCGTGGCGATCGTCGCGCTGGTCGCGGCCCTGGTCATCGCGTACAAGAAGTCGGAGACGTTCCGGGCGATCGTGCAGGGCGCGTTCAATGGCGTCCTCGCGGTGGGCAAGGCGATCGGCTCCTGGTTCTCCGGGCCGTTCGTCCGCTTCTTCACGGACACCATCCCGGGCGCCTTCCGCGCGGTGCTGAACTGGGTCAAGGCCAACTGGCCCTATCTGCTGGGCGCGCTGACCGGGCCGATCGGCCTGGCCGTCGTATGGATCATCAAGCACTGGTCCACGGTCCGGGATTTCTTCGGCCAGGCGTGGGGCGTGATCAAGCGGAACGCCATTGACCCGATCTTGCTGTTCTTCGGGACCACCCTGCCGAACGCGGCCAAGGGTGCGCGGGACATCGTGGTGGGCGCGATCCGCTGGCTGGCGCTGCGGGTCCTGGACGCCTTCGGGTCGATCATCGGCGGTGCGGCCAAGCTGTTCGGCTGGGTGCCCGGCGTGGGCGGGAAACTGAAGCAGGCCAAGAAGGCGTTCGACACCTTCCGCGACGACGTCAACAAGGCGCTCGGCGGGATCAACAACAAGGAAGTCAACACCTTCGTCAACTTCAAAGGGAAGTCGATCAGCGCGTTCAGCGCTGGGCGCATGGCCACCGGCGGCAGGGTCAAAGGGCCCGGCACGGGAACCTCGGACTCCGTGCCCATCTGGGCGTCGGACGGCGAGCACATGTGGACGGCCCGCGAAGTACAGGCCGTCGGCGGGCACGGCGCCATGGAACGGATGCGCGCCGAGGCCCGGACGGGAGCATTCCGCGGCTACGCCTCGGGCGGCGCCGTGTCGGTGCACCCGCACCGGCCATCATCGAAGGCTATCTCCGGCACGGCTAACCGCATGCTGCTCGACCTGACAAGCGCCAGCGCCCGAGCCATCTTCAACCGCTACATGTCGATGATCTCCGCAGGCCCGTCGTTCACCGGGCTGGGCGCGAAGGTCGGGGCGAGCGCGGCGGCCGCCATGGCGTACGCGCAGAACTTGCTGCGGGCCCGCATCTACGGCTGGAGCATGGTGCAGTGGCCGGCCTGGCGGTCGCTCGGTATGGGCGAGTCCGGGTGGCGGTGGAACGCGCGGAACCCAGTGTCAGGGGCGTACGGTATCCCTCAGTGTATGGATAAAGACACAATGATCCTCACACGTCGGGGATGGCTCCGCCACGATGAAGTGCGCGTCGGCGATGAGACCATCGGCTACAACTCGCAAACCCGTGAGAGCGAGTGGACTCGCATCACCGCCGTTCACCACGGTGTGGGGGAGTTGCGCCGCTTCGGTACCTCCCAGTGGTCTGCGGTCTCAACGCCCAATCACCGCTGGCTCGTAGAGCGCACCGAGCCGCTGTGCGACCTGCCGCCTGAGCCAGGGACCATCCCCTACGGCAAGTGCCTGTGTGGTTGCGGCGGGACAACCACGCTCGCCAAGAACCCGGTGCCTGAGAAAGGCATCAAGCGAGGCATGCCCAACCTCTACCTGCACGGCCACCATGCACGTGGGAAGCGACGCGATCCAGACGCGACGGACGAGTACTTCGTCGAACAGCAGGCGCTTCAGCGCAGACAGCAGATCGTTCTAGCCCGGCCAGCCGCGACTGAATCCAGGCTCGACATCACCCTTGAGGAAGCGGCGCTGCTTGCGTGGATCGCAGGAGATGGGTGGCGGGTAGAGCACCGCCCTGTGCGCGGGAGGAATGCAGAGAAGGGCTACAAGTCCGGTTCCCGACCGATGACGTACTACATAGGCCAGACCAAGAAGGAGAATTGGGCCGCCATTGAAGCGGCCATCGACGGCCACGGCCGAATCTCACGTACCCGCGAACGGCAGGTCGACGGCGAGCTACGTCGCGACCGGGAATGGCGGTTGTCGGCACCGTATGCCCGGGACCTGACGGAACGAGCTGGCAACCCGAAGACGGACTGCTTCCAGCAGGTGCTCGCGATGTCGACCGAGCAGCGCGAGGCTTGGCTGGCGGCCATCATCCAGGCTGAAGGACACGTGTCGCAGCGTGGCAATCGTGCGTCCATTACGCAGATCAGCCAGAAAGCGGGGCCGCTTGCGGAAGCCATCGTGCTGGCCGTCTACCTGTCCGGCCGCCGCCCCAGCGTGTACGTCAGCAAGCGCACCGGAGGCTGGCACGGCGCCGTGCCGGTGTGGACCATCACTCTCACGTCGCCACGCACAGGCGAGCCTCGTGCGACGGTCGGAGGCAAGAGCTGCTGGACGGATGAGTCGCTCGGCGTCCAGGAAGTGTGGTGTGTCACCACCGACCTAAGCACTTGGACCGCACGGCAGGGAAACGAGGTCTTCCTCACGGGCAATTCCCTGCCCCCGGGGAAGATGGCCAGTGCCGGGGCCGACTGGCGCACCAACCCGGCCACACAGATCCGGTGGATGGCGAGCTACATCCGGGGCCGGTACGGCACCCCGGCGAACGCGTACGCGACGTGGCTGCGCAGGCGGCCGCACTGGTACGACGGCGGGGGCGCGCTGCCGCCGGGCCTGTCGCTGGCCTACAACGGCACCCGCAGGCCCGAGGCGGTGCTCACGGACCGGCAGTGGTCGGCGCTGTTCGCGGCTGCGCGCGGGGGCGACGGCGGCGGGGACACGTACAACTTCTACCCGCGCACCCTGGACATGACGGTGCGAGACCTCGACACGCTGCAGCGGCGCAAGGACGCCGACGCCCGGGTGGGGAGGCCGCGGTAGATGCCGATCCTCGCCGGGCCCGCAGAGGTCGTCATACCGGTCCTGCTGCCGCAGGTCGGGTTCGCCACCGCAGTGTTCATCGACGCCGACGGGGTCACCTGGCCGCTCACCGACACCGCTGACGACAACGGGTTCTTCACACTGGCGGAGGGCGTGTCCGGTCTGGGGGCGGCGCCGCGCGAGCTGACGAAGGACGACCATCCGCGCGGCGGCTCCCGGCTCCGGCACGTCCAGCCCGTCTCCCGCACCATCGTCTGGCCGCTGCACGTGTTCGGCGCCACGCACATGGAGTTCGTGACCCGGTGGCGGCAGCTGGCGTCCGCGTTCACCGGCACCGTGCGGCTGCGCCAGGACGGCACGCGCATCCCGGGCATCCTGGAGATCGCCCGGCCGGACGGCACCCGCCGCCGCATCAAGGTCTACTACTCCGAGGGCTTCGACGGGCAGGGCAAGCAGGGCACGGGCATCGTCTCCGACGCGGCGATTCTGTCCCTGTACTGCGAGGACCCGTTCTGGTACGACTCGGTGGCGATCGGCGAGCACCGCGGCATCGACGCCGGCGGCACCGTCGACTTCCTCAGCCCGTACCCGTCCATCTCCTCGTCGCAGGTCCTCGGCGCGACCTCGCTGACCAACCCGGGCGAGGTGACCGCCTGGCCCACGTGGACGATCACCGGCCCTGGGACGGCGGTCACCGTCACCCACAGCGGCACCGGCGAGTCCTTCCTCATCACCCCGGCCTCCGTCGGGGGCACGCTCGCCGCGAAGGACAAGGTGATCGTCGCCACCGACCCGCCGAAGGTCACCAAGTACACGGCCGAACAGCAGACGATCAACCTCGGTGCGGCGACCGCGGGCACGATCACCATCACCTTCGACGGGCAGACCACCGCCTCCATCGCGTTCAACGCGACCGCGGCCACGGTGCAGGCGGCGCTGGAGGCGCTGCCGAACATCGGCGTCGGCAACATCTTCGTCACCGGCGGCCCGCTGCCCGGCACGATCACCCTGACCTTCGCGGGCAAGTTCCTGGGTGTCAACGTCTCCCAGGTGACGGTCACGCCGACCGGGCTGACCGGCGGCACCGTCACCGTGAACACCACGGTGCAGGGCGGCACCGCCAACTGGGTCGGCGCCCTCAACTGGCCGGGCGCCCGCCTGTGGGGACTCCCCCCGGGCGTCAACCCCGTCACCTTCAGCGTGTCCGGATCGGCCACCGGCAGCGCTGTCGACGTCGCCTTCAACCCCCGCTATGAGACGGCCTGATCCCGCCTCAGCTCGCGATTTGCGGATTCACTCGGGAGCAGTTCGGCCATACGCCGTCATGGCAGCAGTTCGCCTCGCGAAGAGGGCCTCCAGCCTCTCCTGAAGGCCTTCAAGCTCCAGGTGTGGCTCTTGTGCAAGGAGCAGTCGGGCCTGGGCCTCAACCTCTGCCCATGCCCGTCGGCTTTGACGGTTCGCAATGCGCCGCACATCGCTGCGCAGGAAACCGGCCCCTGCCGAGAGCCCCGCGGCAGCCAAGGCCAGCAGGGCCGCCGGAACACGCGCGTCCGCTGATGCCAGGCCCGCAGCTCCTGAGACTCCCGCGAGCACCGCAGCCGGGAACCCGAGCGCAACGTCGAGGATGCTCCAAAAGTGGACGCGTCGATCGGCGCCTTGCATGCGCCGTTCTGCCTCCCTCAGCAGTCGTTCAGTCTCTGCGCGCAGACGTGACCTCTGTTCGTCAGTGCGCCTGATCGGAGGGGTTCCACCGCCTTGAGTCACGGCTTGAGTTTCTCAGTCGGCGCGCCCTAGCGCATCAGGTGATCCCGTAAGTACCTATCGCAGGAGGGACGTTGGCCATCCAGCTGCTGGTCACCAACCGGAACCTCCAGATCCAGGGCGACCCCATCGACGGGTGGACCAGTCTCGACTGCACGAAGCGGTTCAACGAGCCCGCCTCCGGCTCGGTCGAGCTTCCCGCCCGGCCCGAAATCATGAGCCTGTTGCAGCCCGGCAACCGGCTGCTCGTCGTACGGGACGGGGCGATCTGGTGCGCGGGCCCGATGGAGATCCCGCAGGACTGGGCCTGGTCCATCGGCGCGTCGAGCGAGCCCGACCCCGGCCAGGTCACCGTCAACTTCTCCGACGACCTCGCCTACATCGCCGGATACGTCACCTGGCCACTGCCCGCGAACGCCTGGACCGCCCAGCCCACCGCATCCCAGCGGCAGATCTTCACCACCAACAGCGAGACGATCATCCGGACGCTGGTCAACGAGAACTGCGGGCCCGGCGCGCTCGCCGCCCGGCAGATCCCGTCCCTGGTCCTGGACGCCGTGGCCGGAGTCGGCACCACCACGTCGGTCAGCACCCGGTTCGAGGCCCTCCTCGACTGCTGCCGCCGCGTCGCCATCGACGGCGGGAAGATCGGTTTCCGCACCCGGCAGGACACCGCCACCAACCAGATCAAGTTCGGCTGCTACGCGCCCGCGGACAAGACCAAGACCGCACGGTTCTCCACCGGCCTGGGCAACCTGCGCTCCATCGCCTACAAGCAGTCCGCGCCGACGGTGACGCACGCCCTGGTCGCGGGCAACGAGAGCGCCTCCCCCTCGCAGGCGTTCGTCGAGGTCGCCAACGCCACCGCGGCGTCGACCTGGTACCGGGTCGAGAAGTACGTCGACGCCTCGCCGGACAACGACACCAACGGCGAGCTCACCTCGGCCGGGAACGTCGAACTCGCCGAGGGCTCCAGCCCGGTCGAGCTGGCCACCGTCACGGTCGACACCGACGACCTCAAGGCGGGCCGGGACTTCGATCTCGGCGACAAGGTCACCATCGAGCTGCCGACCGGCCTGGAGGTCGCCGACGTGGTGCGCTCCATCCACCTCCAGGCGAGCCCTCGTGGCGGCGAGTACGTCACCTCGCTGGTGGGCTCCCCGGAGGCCACGTCCGACCCGCAGATGGTCCGCCTGATCCGCGAACTCGGCCGGCGTCTCGGCCGACTGGAAGCGAAGTGAGGTGACATGGCCGAGTCCTCCTGGCCCGATCCGGCAGCCGCCCGCGTGCTCAACGACCTCCAGTACGAGAAGCTGGCGGCACCGCAGTACGTCGACGGGCTGCTCGGCACGCCCAGTGATCTGCCGCTGGTGTTCGCCGATGGCACGGCCATGTCCGTGTTCCTGCGCGCGAGCCGCTATGCGCAGCTGCGCGGCCACGGCTGGACGTCCGGCACCACCCAGGTCACCAAGACGATCGGCGCCAACAGCTCCGGGCAGACCCGCGTGGACATGGTGGTGCTCGGCCTCAGCCGGTCGACGTGGGCGGTCACCTCGTACGTCAAGGCGGGCACCCCCGGCTCGGGCCCGCCCGCCCTCCAGCGGGACACCGGGGAGACCGGCATCTTCGAGATCCCGCTCGCCGAGGTGACCGTGCCGAACGCGGCCGGCGTCATCACCGCGGGCAATGTCACCCCGCGCGCCTGGTACGTACGGCCGGACGGGGCCTGGACGACGTCCACGACACGGCCCGGGGTGCCCGACGTCGGCGACGTCATCACCGAGGCCGGGGCCAAGTACGTGTGGACCGGCTCGATCTGGAAGAACATCTCCGACCCGGCCGCCCCGCAGCAGTCCGTGCAGTCGGTGTTCCTCGGCGGCAGCGCCGACATCACCGGCGACAGCACCTGGCGCGACTTCCCCGGCGCGAAGTGGCCCGCCCTCACCTTCACGGTGCCGCAGTCCGGGCGCTGCTTCGTGACCATCGGCGGCTGGGTCCAGAACACCAACAGCAACGCGTCGGTGATCTGGATGAGCTACCGGGCCTCAGGCGGCGGCTTCGCCACCGGCACCGACTCCACCGTGACGGACCCGCGTGGCGTCTCCGCCATCGCCGGACGCACCGCCGCCTCCCGCCGCGTCCTGTTCACCGGCCTCACCCCGGGCGCCTCCGTGACCCTTACCCCGATCTACTTCGCGTCGTCCGCCAATGCGGACGCCAACGTCACCTACCTGCGCTACGGGCGCCTGATGATGGAGCCTGCCTGATGGCCCGCCACTTCTTCGGGCAGTCCCCGGCTGACTGGACGTTCACTGTCGGTGCGGCGGACGCCGCCACCCTCGCCGGCGGCGTCACGATCAAGTTCTACGACCAGCCCACCGCGGGCATCCAGCACACGGACCTGCTCGACTCCACCGGCGCGCCGATCACGCAGGTGGTGTCCGCGACCGGCGCGACTGGTCTGCCTAAGGGCACCATCCCGCGCTTCCAGGGCCCCGACGGGATCACCTCCATGTGGGCCGATGCCGGGGGCGGCTACCGCTCCCTGATGGTCGCGGTCGACACCGGCGCCGACGTCACGACCCTGACCAACTCGTTCAACGCACACGCGGCCTCCCCGAACGGCCACAACAGCAAGCTCGCCGACCTGACGGACACCTCGGTCGCCCAGCCCGCCACCGACGTCAAGGGCGGTGGCCTGCTCACCTACGACCTCACCCAGGGCAAGTGGCGCCCCGACGGCACGTCGAAGGCGCTCCAGGGCTTCCACGCGGGCCTGGCCAACCGGCACTTCCAGCGGTGCAACATCGTGTGCATCGGCGACAGCATCACCGAGGGGCAGGGCGCCACCGCCTTCGCGAACTCCTGGCCCGCCCGGCTGCGGCAGCTGCTGCGCTCCCGCTTCCCCACGGACGGCAACCCCAAGGGCGGACGCGGCTACATCGGCGCCCTGTCCACCGGCGAGACCTCGTTCACCTGGCCCGCTGTCGTCGCCGGCGGGCCCACGCAGAACGACGACTGGGGCCCCAAGCGGCTCACCTGCCAGTTGGATGCGACCGCCCCGGCGGACCGCATCGCGTACGCGGCGCTCCAGGGCACCGCCGCCGACATCATGTGGACCCGGCTCGCAGCCGGGGGCAACTTCCAGTGGCGGGTGGACGCGGGCGCGTGGACGACCGCGGCGACCGGCGGCGTGCAGCAGGACGGCATGCTCACCCGCGTCACCCTCGGTGCGTCCGGGGCACACAGCCTGGACATCGAGGCCAACAGTGCCGGGTTCCAGGCGTTCGTGTCCGGGGTCGTCGAGTACGACGGCGACGAGAACGCCGGGATCACCGTCCACGACGCCGGGCACTTCGGCTGGGACACCAGCTTCTGGATCTCGGCGATTACCGCGGCGGACACCTGGCCGTCGGCGATCTCGGCCCTGAACCCGCACCTGATCGTCATCATGCTCGGGGCGAACGACCAGTTCCTCAACTCGGCGCCGTCCGCGTTCCAGTCGAACTTGGTCAGCCTGATCGGCAGCCTGCGCGGCGCGGCCCTCGCGCCGTTCCCGTTCCCGCCCATCCTGCTGGCGATGCACGCGGCCCGCGGCGGCACCTTCACCTTCCCCTGGTCGGACTACGTCAACGCCGCCCACACCGTCGCGGCCGGAGACCCCCTCGTCACCGTCCTCGACCTCACCCTCGGCCCCCGCCTCCCCAACCAGGCCGACACGCCGAACCACGGCCTGTACGCGGACACCGCGCACTTGTCCAACAAGGGTTGCGCCTACGTCGCCGACCGCATCGCCTCCTTCATCGCGCCCCGCTGAGCGCGCCCGCCCTGTTCCTGGAGGACCCATGGCCCGGATCTGGGCTGCCCTTGTTGCGCTCGTCTTCGCCCTCGTCGGCTTCCTGGCGACGGCCACCCCGGCCCGCGGCGACACCGCCGGCCTGAACGCGTTCTTCGCCTCGTACCACGCGGATACCGGCTCGTCGGTGGCGCTCGGGGACGGCCGCACTCTGTGGCTGTTCGGCGACACCTTCACCCCGGCCGGGACGTTCCGCCGCAACAGCGCCGTCGTCCAGGGCAGCGACAGCGTGGTGCGGCCCCGCTCCGGCACGTTCGCGAAGGCGTCGGCGGCCGGGCACTGGTACTGGCCCGGCGAGGCCGTACGTGAGGGCACCCGGCTGCGGGTACTGGCCATGGACTTCACCTGCGCGGAGCCGTGCGGGGCGTGGGACATGCGCTACGAGCGCACCGACGTCCTCACCTACCGGCTGCCCGACCTCGCCTACCTGGGCAGGGTGTCGCTGCCGCGCCGCACCTCCGGGGCGATGTGGTCCCAGCTGCACGCGGCCCGGGACGGCTACACCTACGCCTACGGCTCGTACGCCGTCACCGGGCAGCTGGGGAAGGCCGTGGAGGTGGCCCGCGTGCCTTCGGGGTCCGTCTCTTGCGTCTCGTGCTGGCGCTACCTCGGCACCCGCATGGGCACGTCCATGGAACTGGGCACGGTCGTCTCCGTCGTGCGGAAGGCCGCGGGCGGATACCGGCTGTACTCCAAACGGCTCGACATGTGGTCAGAAGAGATCCTCGCGTATGACTCGGCCACCCCGTACGGGCCGTGGGGATCCCGCCGCACCGTGACCACCACCCCGCAGGACAGCGGCCGCTGGACGTACACCGTCGAGGCCCACCCCGAGCAAGGCGCCGGCACCGGCCGGCTCGCCCTGACGTACGCGACGAACTGCCCGTCGCTGTGCGGTGAGTACCACCTGACCGCGATCACCGTCTCGGCGCCGTGAAGGAGCACGTCATGGACTTCCCCCTGTGGCTGTGGGCCATCCCCGCCGGGAGCTTCGCCGTCCTGGAGACGCTCGCCATCCGCAACCGGCACCAAGGCGACACCGCGTCCGAGCTGCTGCTGCTGCTGCTGCTGCGGCGAGCGGCCGGGATCAGTCCCGCACGGCCATGGCAGCCGATCGGTATCGCCGCCGTCGCCACGTTCTGCGCCTGGCTCGCCCACCACCTGATCGGAGGCTGACCATGCTGAGGCTACTGAGGCGCCGCCAAGTCCAGACGTGCCCGCGCCGCATGAGTGATCTCGGCCCCTGGCCGCGCGAGGAAGGGCAGGACGCCTGGACGACGCGACACGGGCTCGTGGGCCAGGACGCGGTCGGCGCCTCCTGCTCGTTCTGCGGTTCCCTGCACCCGGACCGCTTCATGGAGCTGCTACGGGAAGGCTGGATCGTCGGCCCGACCGACAAGACCTACAAGGCGTACCTGTCCCGCCCCCTCACCGACGAAGAGAAGGCCCAGCGCAAGGCCCGCTGGCTGGACGGCTTCACCGCTGAAGAGATCCAGGCACCTGCCGAGGGAAGGGGGGAGACAGCCGACCAATACAGGGCGGGGCTGGAGGCCGTGTACGACTCACAGGTAGCCCCGACCGAGGGCGGCAGCACGGAGGCGAAGTTCTACTTCCAGCATCTCTCCGAAGCCCAGTGCCGCGAATTCGTCGACCTCTACAACTCCAGGCGTATCAAGGTCGGTTACCCGGGCCGCTTCTACGTGCTGCCGTTCTTTATGAGCCCGGCGGCGGCAGGCGACCAGTCCGGGGAGCGTGCGTGATGGCCACCTGCCGGGGCGTCGACGTCTCCAGCTTCCAGGCCCCGCAGGACTGGGCCGCCCACCAGCGCGCGGGCGTCGTCTTCGCGTGGTCCAAGGCTTCGGAGGGGCAGCGTTCCCGCGACTCGCGGTTCGACGCCCACATCGGCGCGATCATCAAGGCCGGACTCGTGCCGGGCGCCTACCACTTCGCGTGGCCCAACCAGGACCCGGTCGCCGAGGCGGACAACTACATCGGCGCGGTCAAGCCGTACGCGAGCGCCCGCGACTTCGTGCACTGGCTCGACCTGGAGCGATACTCGGACGGCCGTAATTACGCGGGCCGTACGGACGCGCAGATCCTGGAGTGGGCCAAGGCGTGGATCGTTCGGGTGCAGGCGGCGTTCCCGCGGCAGCGTGTCGGCGTCTACACCTCCGCCGACGACATCGCCAAGGGCCACCTGGCGGCCGGGGTGCCGCTGTGGTACCCGGCCTATCAGGGCACGAGCGTCGACACCTACGCGGAGGCGGAGGCCCGCCTGCGCCCGTCTCCGTCCGGACGGCAGCCGCTGATCTGGCAGTTCACTTCGGACCCTGCGGGCAGCAGCCCCCGCATCGACCTGAACCTCTGCTACCTGTCCGCCGACCAGCTGCGTGCCTGGGCGGCGGGAGAGAAGGACGACATGCCCCTCACCGACGCCGACGTCAAGAAGATCACCGACGCCCTGGTCCCCAAGGTCGCCGACGCCGTCTTCGCCAAGCTCTTCAAGACCGACAACGTCCTCGCGGCCCCGGCCGGCGCCCCCGACTACGCCACGAACAAGTTCTGGACGTTCCAGAGCCACGTCCAGGCGACCACCGCCACGGTCCGCGAGGCCCGCGCGGACGCGGCCAAGGCCGTCCAGCTGGCGACGGACCTCGCCGCGAAGGTCACCCCCGAGGCGCTGGCGGCCGCTGTTCGCCAGGCCCTCACCAACGAGGTCATCGTCCACCTGTCCGTCACCACCCAGGAGGGCTGAACCGTGAAGATCTCCCGCTTCTTGAAGGCGGTCGTCGCCGGGCTGGCGGCTGGCGCCGCGTCGCTGGCGACGGCGATGAACGACGGCACCGTGACAGGATCCGAGGGCGTCACCGCGGTGCTCGCCGTGCTCGGCGCGTCCGGCCTCACGTGGGCCGTGCCGAACCGGCAGCCGAAGGGCCAGGTGTGACCGCTTCGCTGCCGGACTCGTCGGCCGTCGTCGCCGTGGAACTGGCGCAGCTGCGCGGCGAGCTCGGCACGGGCATGGCCGAGGTCAAGGGCAGCCTGGCCCTGCTCGTCGACCGCTCGAACCGTTCGGACGCCGACCTGCGGCAGCTGCGCGAGGACACGGAGAAGGAGATCGAGGCCCTGCGGACGGAGGTCGAGGCGCTCAAGAACCGGCGCTTCCCGCTGCCGGTGGTCAGCGCGCTGACCGCCCTCGCCGCCGTGGTCGTGGCCGTCGTCGCGCTCTTCACCCGCTGAGAACAGACGCCGAGCCCCCGCCGCCTTATGGCGGCGGGGGCCGCTCTGTGCGCGGCCATCGGGTCCCACTGAACTGCAAGAGGAATAGTCCGCGGAATAATTGACAGGGGATCATTAAGTCGGCAGGATGCCCGTGTGACGCAACCGATCTCGGCGGAAGACGCCACCCAGATCCTGTCCCCGCACCTCAACAGCATCGGTTTATGTATCGACCGAGGCTGGAAGCGCTGGCGCGCGCTGCTCGCTCTCGACGCCGAGCTGGGCATCGTCATCAGTAACCGGTCCCGTGCCAGTCTCGTGTACGACTTCATCCGTTACGAAGCGCTGAACACCTTCGACACAAGTACGGATGTAACGGTCAGCGACAGCAGGGGCTTCCTCCTCCTCACCTTCGCCGACAAGATCGTGATGCGGTTCAAGAAGTTCCGCGACGGCAGCCTCCGCACCAGCGGCATACCGACCCAGCAGAGCATCGAGTACGCCCACCAGGTGCTCCCCGGCATGGACGAGTTGACGCACCTCGTGGCTGGCTACTTGCCAGACGAATCGGGTCTTGACCTGCGCCTTGCAGCCATCACCTGCACCTTGGACAGAGATCAGCTCTGGGTTCTTGACCTGGACCTGGGGATCGATCAGGCTGCGCCGGTCACGCCAATTCCCATCCCGCTCGGGAACGCCCAAGATCAACGGGATACCATCCTCCGGCCCAAGTCGGACGCAGACGACACAGGCCAGACCGCTTCGGACGAGAGGTAACAACCATGAACCCGCGCCTGCTCCAACTAGCGCGGGAGTCACGCGGACTGTCCCAGTCCAAACTGGCCAGCCTGGCAGGCATCTCCCAAGCAGCGCTGTCAAAGGCGGAGAACCGCGTCGGGCCCCTGTCGCCTGAACGGCTGGCCACGATCGCAGACGTACTGGGCTACCCCCCGGAATTGTTCGACTGGCCCGATGAGCCGGTGGGCCTGGGGCCGTCCGGCTTCTATCACCGCAAGCAGTCCGGGCTGGGCAAGACGGCGTTGCAGCGCATCGAGGCTGAAGTGAACCTCCTGCTGATGCAGCTGCGTCGGCTGGAAGCAAGCGTGGAGATCGACCCTCCCTTCCGCTTGCCGGTGCTAGATATCGAGGAGCACGAGCCGGAGGATGTGGCCGTCAAGGTGCGCGCCAGTTGGATGCTTCCGGACGGTCCGGTGCACGACGTCATCCGCACTGTCGAACGGGCCGGCATTGTGGTGGTCCGGCGGGACCTGGAATCCCCGAAGATCTCCGGTCTCAGTGTCCGCCCGCCCAACGGCCTCCCTGTGATCATCTTGAACAATGGGATGCCACCGGCCCGGGAGCGATTCACCGTACTTCACGAGCTTGGACATTTGATCATGCATCAGATCCCGAGTGATGACGGCGAGCGCGAGGCCGACCGGTTCGCGTCGGAGTTCCTCATGCCAGCACGGCTAGTCGGACCGCAACTGACCGGCCTGAACATCCAGCGCGCGGTGCAACTCAAGCAGTACTGGAAGGCATCAATGGCTGCGATCATCCAGACCGCCCGTCGGCTGGAGAAGATCGACGAACGCAAATTCAAGAGCCTCCAGGTGCAAATCTCCCAGCTCGGCTACCGCCGCAACGAACCAGCCGAACCGGAACAGGAAGAGCCCCGCATCCTCCCAGGCATGCTTGACCTACACCGCAGCGAGCACGGTTACTCAGACGCCGAGCTGGCCAAGGTTGTAGGACTGCGGGTTCGCGAGTTTCACGCCGAATACGGCGCGGCCCGCGGACTTCGCGCAGTCTGA